TTCATAAGTGGTTCAGCAAGAATCTTAGCATCAGGATGAGGTGCTCCTGTTGTACCAAGTGCCCTTAAGTCAAAGAAGTGCTTCCAATCACTGACAAATCCAGTCATCACCAACTCAGTCTTCAATGCTAAAGGAAGAACTTCTCTAGCATCTTGAGGCTTGTAACCAAGGTCAAGTAGTTGGAAATAGTACTTTTCACTTTGCTCACAGGCTTGCATGAATCCACAGAACATATCATTCCTATTCTCTTCAAATGTACCTCCTGGGTACTTAATCCAAGTTGGATAAATGAAGGTAAGTTCTTTGCCAAACTTATCTTTGGAATAGTTACAATACCTAGTAGACTCTTGTGCAAAGCTAAATACTCTGTGTCTACAGAATTCTCTTGCAATACCATTAGAAGTAGTGAATACTACAGTAACTCTTCTCTTATGGTACTCAGTAGGTTCACATAGATACTTGAGGTCATCGAGCAGTCTATTCTCTACTAGTACTCTTAGATTAGTAGTAACATACCAAGCCAACTGCCCCTTTATGAAAGATACCTTACTATAAGGGTTATTACTATACTCCTCAATATCCTTAGCTAGCATTGGTATCTTCAAATACACAGTACCATGCTCTAACATAGCATAGTGTTGGGATGCTACCATTCTATCAACAAAGTCCTTAGCAATTTTACCTTCGGGTCTTTTAGACTTATAGCAAGTTCTACCTGCAAGTTCAATCTGCTCATAGATACCTTCTATTCCAGGTTTTTGGTCTAATATGTTATAAGATGCTCTTAGGAATTTCATACTCTCTAATATAAGTGTCAATACCTTCTTCCTTCCACTTCTGGTCCTGTATAGCAAGTGCCTCTTCATAAGAACCAGCACCTGCTACATAGGAACCATCTTTGATATTTTCAATCCAGTATATCATACTAATGCTGCTTTAATAGTATCAATAGGAGTGATACCTTTGAATGCTTGGAAACCATTGTCATCATAGACTATGATAGTAGGAACTGTCCTAATACCATACTTATCTACTAGCTCTTGGTTAGCCTCATCAGCAATATCTACTTCTGTGATTTCAACACCATCAAGACCTTCAAGGTTTTTACTCATAACCTTACAAGGTCCACAAGTCTTACTGTAAAACTTAAGAATCTTTTTCATCTTCATCTTTTTTTTAGAACATCTCTAAGCTCATCCATTGACTCCTCTATCAGCCAAGTAGCTATCCTGCTTAAAGCCATAGATATACCTACCAACACAAGTATCATTACCATAGCTAGGAAGTCATCCATAGATTACCTCCATTTCATCTATATCCCAGCCTTCACAATCTTCAATAGCTTGCTTGAGGTATCTGGGCATTCCTGCTGCCTTGAGGTCTAAGTCCTTATCAAAGATACTTTTAGTATAGCCAGCAAGGTCAGTAGGTAAAGTTACTTGGTCTTCTACAGCTTTATGCAAGTCACAGTCAGAATAGTCTATTGAATGGTACGGGCCATCTTCATCTATTCCACTTTCCTCTGTGTAGTCATTAACAGTGACAGTGAATGTCTTACTGATAGTCATAGACACTGTTACTTCAATCTCCCTATCAGGAGGGTCTACTTGGTTGTACGGAGCATTGGGGTCAAACTCTGCACCAGGGGGATAATATCCACTTTCCATTATTTCTTTCTTTTAAATTCTGTTACTAAATTATTCTCTTTGACTAGTCTTCTTGCAATTACACACTCAAGTTTCTGAGGAATAGAAATGTGCCTACCATCTTTAACATATATGGCATGGTCACCATTATGTCTGCTGTATGAATAACCATTTCTTTGTACTATCCTAATAAACTCTCTTTGTGTATATTGCTTCATCTCTTACCATCTAATCCATAGTGAATGTGGTTTACACTAGTCCTCTTGACATGCCCACACTCTGGGCATTTGAAGATAGTATATGAAGTACCTCCTTCATATTTAGTTTCATGTTTGTACTCTACTACCTTCTTACATTTCTCACACATTGCATATTCAGCCATTGTTGATTACTTCTGAAATAGCATTAGCAGCCTCTTTTAATTTGTTCTTCTGAGCAGGGGTGTACTTTCTAAGTTCACCACACTCCTCTTCAAACATAAAACTAGTGATTTTATTCAATAGGTTGAGGCTTGCTTTGAGCTTGGTTTTTGTTGTTATTCTTATGCCCACTTCTGAACTTAATTATTGTATCAGGTTGCCTGTAATTATTGAAGTAATACTTCTTCTTACCACAAGTAGAGTAGCACACTCTTACTGCTACTTTTCCACTTCTTGTAAAGTGAGTTACTTCACCAATATGAGGGTCAGCCCTGTAGTTATTGTTAATTATCACTGTATCACCAGGCAAAATGCGTTTCTTCCGCATATCATAAACCTCCTGATTATACTTTTCATACTCTCTTCTGTTCATGTTCTAACTGTTTTATTCTATCTTTAATATACCATATAGCCTTATTGAGGTCTTCAATCTCCTTTTGCTTGTCACTAAGACTTGCATCTTTCTTAAGACCTGCTCTCCAAAGATACTTAATTGCATTACCAATAGAGAAGCAATAATGCCGAGTAATCTCAATGCACTCAATACCTGAGGGGTGTTGAGTATAGTGACTAGGATGATTAACATTATCATCCTCAGTTATGCTTACATTCTCATTGAATGAAGCAAAGTACTCTGTGTTATCTACAATCCAAGGGGTTGTAGCAGTCTTATGATTAGCCTCATTTACTACTGTCAAATTGTCAGATTGCAGAGTAACATAGTCACCCATTTTGGCAAACATGACATCTTCCAGATAGAAGTTCTTTTTACAAATGTACTTTTTCATGTATGTACTTATCTAATTTTTGTATCCCTCTTGGAATATCATCATGGAAAATCCTATATGGATTGCAGATACTCTTCACAAGAGATTGATGCCTGCTTGTTGTTACACTGTACTTAGTGCAATTTAGATAAACTCTATCTCCTACCCACTGTGCAATGCAAGTGCTGTAGGAGTAGAGCTTACCAAATTCACTGTACAAGTGTTCAGAGTGGCACATCAATCCATCTCTGAAACCTTCTACTACTTCTTTGTTTCTCATACTTAGTGTATCCAGTAGGTTGGTAAAGTTCCATCCTTAAGCCTTGATACTTCAGCCTCAAGAGGAACAATTTTACAGATAAACTTACCTGCATTGACCATACACTCATGAAGTTTATTAGCTACCTCCTCTGCTATTTCAGCTGGAGCTTCTATATTAAACTCATCATGTGCGGGAATGCAGAACTTAACTTTACCAAAGAGATTATTCTTAACTACCCAATTAAACAGATTCACAGCACATATCTTAAAGATTGCACTACCTCTGCTCTGTATAGGATAGTTGATAGATTGTCTCTCTGATGCAGACTTCCTCTTGAAGTAGTATCTAACTTCTTCAACAAGAGGGTCAGAAGGATTAGTTGCCTTGAGGTTTCTATACTTGGTCCAAAACTCCTGACAGAACTTCTTTTGTGTCTTATCAAGTTCTTCAAAGTCATAGATATGAGCTCTGAATCCTACCTCTGGACAAGTATTGATATACCCTAGTTGCATTACTACCTTTCTTTGATAAGACTGATATGCTGCTACACCAGGGAAACCCTTCTTATAGTTATTCTCAATGGCTCTAGCTTCCTCCTCTGGTATGTGGTCTCTACCTATCAAGGTATTAGCATCACCACCATAAGCAAATGTAAACTCAGGAGCCTTTGCTTTCTTCCTTAAATCAGGTCTAAGTTTCTTAACCTTCTCTACAGGAACATCCTTAAGCTCATCAGGATAAACCATCTTAGCTACCAGACTATGCAGGTCTCCACAACCATGTAAGAACAGTTCAATCATAGCTTTATCCTTAGCTATATTAGCAAGGATTACTGACTCTTCACCACTGTAGTCTGCACTAATCCACTTATTACCATTTTCTGATATAAAGCAAGCCCTAGTCTCAGCATCAGCAGGAAGATTCTGTAGATTTACCAATGGTACTTTCTTGCCTGGGATAACCTCTTTGTCATCACCACCACCTGAGCTATATCTATGTGTATCTGTTCCTATTTGATTGAATGAAGTGTGTATTCTACCTGTCTTAGGATTAATAAGGTCTAGGAAGTTCTGTCCATAGGTACTAGTTACCTTCTGTGCAGCCTTAAACCTCAAATAAACATCAGCAATAGGATGCTTATCTTTCTGTCCTTCAATCACTGTAGCATCCACAGATTTCTTCATTCCACCATTGACTTTATCCTTAGTTAAAAGGTCAAAGCCAAAGAACTCAAGCAAAGGAATTACTTGTCTAGAGCTATTCCAATTTACTTTACACTTAGGGCCAGGAGTAGTGAATCCAAATAAGTCAGGTTGAGCTATCTCAATGAATGGAAACTCCCTACTGATGTATTGCCAATCACCTCCTGTTTTATCAGAAGGAGGAGCTTCAGGAGTACCTTCAGTTTTAACAGCTGGTCTCCATTTACCATTAGGTGAGCCATTACTAAAGTCATACCAATCATCAACCCAGAATCCACTTAAATTACTCTTGTTAGTTTCATATAGACCAACAACAAACTCATCAAGTTCATCCTGAGCTTTCTGTAATGCTTCCTCATCTTTCTTCATCTTGGCTTGCCATCTATCAATGTCAATCTTGACACCACAGAACTCAAAGTATGCAGTAGGAAGGATAGCTTTATTCTCTACTTCTAGAGCTAGCTTTTGACCTCTTGCATATAGTATTTCTGTCTGCTTGTTCATAATGTCTTCTAGATATTTGACATCATTAGCAGCATACTCTACTATCTCATCAGTCAATTCCTTCTTCCATATAATCTGACCTCTGACAGTTTTATCAAGTTCAACTCCTAGATAATTCTCACCTGCTGATTTAAGACTGAGTGAGTGCATTCCTGAGGGCCACCCTAACCATCTCATCTTCTCTGCTAGAAATCCATCATATAGATTCCGAGGGATGATGTTATGATAGAACAGGAACTTAACATCAAACTTTAAATTCCATCCAATAAATAATCGCTCTGACTCTAAATACTCCTTGTACAGTTGGACATCTATAGTAGTGCAGTCTACTACAACTTGAAAGTCTCTATTACCTAACTGAAGCATTAGTAACTTCTTCAAGAAAGGTGAGAAACCTTCAGTCTCAGTATCAAGACCTACAATTTTCAAAGGTGAGAGGAGCTTCAAGGACTCCTCAACACCAATGATTTTGTAAGTCTCATTATCAAATAGCTGCTTTTGACCAGTTACAAGATAGATTTGACTCATTTCTTCTTAGGATATGCAAGGTATTTCTCAAAATCTACAATATAGGAGTACCTGTTGAGAAAATCTGACCCAAGAACACCATGTAGTGTAATACCTCTTTTCTTCTTTATATCAGAAAATGATGTATCCAAGCTCTTATTTACAAAGAGCCTTACATCAAAGTCTTTATCCTTGTATGACAACACAGAGTCTATAACTTTGCAGCTAGACTTCTCTGTGCCAAGTGCTGAGATTACCTCCATATCTCCTACTGCCTCTTCACCAACAATTAAACCAGCTGCCGACGCTGCTATGAATGACTGGGTAGCACCTGTATCAAGGAGAAAATTAACCTTGGAGTCTCCAGCAAACATAGTTATAATTGGCAACTCAGTTAAATTGAAGGTCTCCATAAAAGATATAGAGAACTTATTTTCCTTGGTAGTAAACAAGATGCTCCAAAGAAATATAGCTATCAATAAAAGAATCAATACAATAGAATTCATTCATTACTTAATTTACCCCAGTAGAACCAAAGCCATCCCTGTCAGCTCCACTAAGTGATTCAACTTCTACAATCTCTACA